TGGTGAAACCTGGACAGTCGTTTAAATTATGAGCACATTAAAAGTCAACAGCATAATACCAGTATCAGGAGTACCAACAGGCGGTGGCGGTGGAATAGTCCAAATGAAACAGACAGTAAAAACTGACAATTTTAGTACTACTAGTTCAAGTTTTACTGATGTGACAGGGTTATCAGTTGCTATCACACCTACATCAAGCTCAAGTAAAGTATTAGTACAAGTTAATTTAGGAATGGTTGGTGGAGAACAAGTTGGTTATCCAGGTTTTAGAGTGTTAAGAGGTTCGACTGGAATCGGTTTAGGCACAACTGCTAGTGGTAATCAAACCAATGTTAGTTTTGTTGCTAATCATAGTAGAGACAGTGATTGGAACTCAGAAGGTGGAGTCTTCTTTCAGTTTTTAGATTCACCAGCTACAACTTCAGAAACAACATATAAATTGCAAATATTTTCTGGGTATCAAAGCAAATCTATTAATATTAATAGGTCAGATCCAGGTGATGATGCTGCTTACAGCATGAGAACATCATCTTCAATAACAGTAATGGAGGTGTCAGCATGATTACTTCCGTGTATAATCTAATTAAAAACTAACCATGAGTTTAGATCACGAAGCCATAAGAAAAGCATATCCTAATGCTGTAACGATTGATGACAGTACAGGAGCTTTCGATTCAAGTGGTAACAAAATCTCGCTTGATAGCAGTCTTGTTACGGCTGCAAGAACTACTTTAGATAATGAAGCTGCTGCAACCTTATATCAACGTCAAAGAACAGGCGAAGCTGGTACAACAGATACTATCTATCCATCAATAGGAGATCAATTAGACAATCTTTACAAAGATATTGTTGCGGGAACGGTAACTACATCAGGTGCTTTTGCAACTGCAATTAAAGCTGTTAAGGACAAATATCCTAAGCCATGAGTACATTAAAAGTTAATGCTTTACAAGATACTTCTGGAAACCCTTTATCAAGAGTATTGCAAGTTGTCCAAACACAAATAACTACAACAAGTAGTACATCAAGTCAAACTTTTGGTGACACATCATTGGTAAGAACAATTACACCATCTTCTGCCTCTAGTAAAATACTTTGTTTGGTTAAGTTGCAACATGGTGGATCACACCCTTCATCACCTGTTTTCAAACTTATTAGGGTTTCTTCTGGCGGGACAAGTGAAAATATTGCCTACAGTTCTGTAAGTACCAATCAGCCAGGATTTTACCAAAATTATATTAATTCAAGTGGTGCTGGTATGGGTTATTACGGTCTTATAACTGTTGGTGTCGATTCTTTAGACACAGCGATAGATGCAAACGAACATACTTACAAAGTTCAATGGAGAATAAATCAAGGAACTGCTTATTTAAACAGAACAGGATATAGCACAACCACCACAGATTACGCTGGAACTGGTTGTTCAACTATTACTCTTTTGGAGGTAGCAGCATGAGCCAACTTAAAGTCAATTCAATCATTCCTGTCGGTGGTTTACCAAGTGGTGCTAATGGCGGGATTTTACAGGTTGTTCAGACAGTTAAAACAGACACATTTACTCACAATTCAACATCTTTTACAGATCTTACAGGTCTTTCAGCTACGATCACTCCTAGTTCAAGTAGTAGTAAAATTTTATGTGATATGCGTATATACATAAGTCTTGGAACTAGTAGTGGTACATCAACAGCAATATTTAATTTAGTTCGAGGAAGTACAAACATTGCACAACCTGATGGTTCAAATGCGCACAATGCAACTTTACATTCTTGGTCTAGTGCTGCATATATGCAAGCACGAAGTATGAATTTTTTAGATTCTCCAGCTACAACCAGTGCAACAACTTATAAGGTGCAAGTAAAAGCTGATGGTACATCAGCTACTATTAATGTAAATAAATATTATAATAATGAAAATTACAGAGGTATAAGTACATTAACTCTTTTTGAAGTCACTGCATAATGGCGATTATTCCAGGAAAGAAAAACTTTACTGTTGATCGGAGAGCAGATTTTCCTATCAAATTAACATTTAAAGATTCTACTGGATCGGCAATAAATTTAACTGGATATACTGTGGCTGCACAAGTTTATGATGAATCGCGTTCCACAAAATATGCGGATTGGACAGTAGCTTACACAGATAGAACTAATGGAATTGTGGATATTTCTCTTTCAGATACTCAAACAGCTACTTTTACTCCAAGTATTTTATTTTATGACGTATTATTAACAGAACCTGGTGGTAGCAAAAACTATTATTTAGAGGGTAAACTATTTATAAGTGAGGGTTACACAGAATGAGCAATCCTAATCAAGTTGTAGTTTCACAGGTTTCTGATGTAACTACAGTTGAGATTACAACTCAGGGTCCACAAGGTCCAGCAGGATCTATCACTGGTCTAACTTTTGACGTTTCTGGAAAAGTTGATAATGCTGTGCTGTATTATCACGCTGCTTCTGATACATTTAAAGCAGACAACACAACAACCAAACTAACACTCGTTGACGGGGGTAATTTCTGAAATGGCTAACACAATTAGAATAAAAAGATCAACTGGATCGTCAAACCCAACGTCATTAGAAAATGCTGAAATAGCTTTTAGAGAAGGTGATGAAGTTTTAGTTATTGGTAAAGGAACAGGAGGAGCAGGAGGATCTGCAACAAGTATTGAGCCTATTGGTGGTAAAGGAGCATTTTTTGATAAGGCAACAACTAGAAACGCAAATATTGTATTAGCTGGCCCTACAACTGGAAGTGCTGCTGCACCTACATTTAGGTCACTTGTAGTCGCAGACGTACCAACTCTAACTGCTTCCAAAATCAGCGACTTCAATTCTACAGTTCAAGGTAATAAGTTAAATGAATTAACTGTTCCTGATGGTGCTGTATCTCTAAATAGTCAAAAAATAACAAACCTAGCAACACCCACTGCTTCAACTGATGCTGCAAGTAAATCATATGTTGACAATGTAAGTCAGGGATTAGATGTAAAAGACTCTGTAAAAGTTGCAACCACAGCGAATGGAACATTAGCTTCTGCTTTTGCTAATGGTCAGACAGTAGATGGCATAACTCTGGCAACGAATGATCGAATATTACTTAAAGACCAAAGTACACAGACCGAAAATGGTATCTATACAGTCAATGCTTCTGGTGCTCCTACAAGAGCAGATGATTTCGCAAATGGAGCTACGGTAGCTGGTGCGTTTGCATTTGTAGAACAGGGAACTGCTAATGCCGACTCAGGTTTTGTCGTAACTTCAAACAAAGGATCAGATGTCGTAGGTACGAATAATATAGTTTTTGCACAGTTTTCTGGCAGCGGATCTGGAGTGTCAGCAGGTGATGGACTAGATAAGGCTGGTTCAGTAATGAGCGTAGATTTAAAAGCTAATGGTGGACTTGTTATTGAGTCAACTGAAATTGCTGTTGATCTTGCTGCAAGTTCTATTACTGGAACACTTGCGATAGGTGATGGTGGAACAGGAGCTACAAGTGCCTCTGCTGCACGAACAGCTTTAGGTTTAGCTATTGGTTCTGATGTACAGGCTTTTGATGCACAATTATCTGATATTGCAGGTCTAACTCCAACTGATAGTAACTTTATTGTTGGTAACGGTTCTAACTTTGTTCTTGAATCTGGTGCTACTGCAAGAGCAAGTCTTGGAGTTGCGATTGGAAGCCAAGTACAGGCTTATGATGCTGACCTTGATAATTTATCTGGTTGTCAATCAGGTGGATCTGCTGCTTTAGCTGCTTTAACTGAATCTGAAATACAGATCCTCGATGGAGCAACATTAAGCACTAGCGAATTGAATATCCTCGATGGTGTAACCAGTAGTACCAGCGAATTGAATGTCTTGGACGGCATTACATCAACGACTTCTGAGTTGAATCTAATGGACGGTGGGACTTCAGCTACATCAACAACTTTAGCAGCAGCAGATAGATTTGTTTGCAATGATAATGGAACTATGAAACAGGTTGCATTATCTGATCTAGTTACATTTTTAGAAGATGAAAGTGCCTCTAGCTTCAACATAGATGGCGGCTCATATTAGAGCTAGGAGGTAAAAGCTCATGGCAAACACAATTAAGTTAAAAAGAGCAAGCGGTAGTGATCCTGGAAATAGTGATCTTTCTGTTGGCGAATTAGCGATAAGAACCAGTAATTGCAAACTTTTTAGTAAAAATGATGGAGGCTCTGCGGTTGGCATAGTAGCTGGATCGGCGGATACTTTAACCACAGCAAGAACTATAGCTGGAGTTAGTTTTGATGGATCAGCAAACATATCACTTAATAACAATGCCATTACTAATGGTGCTGGTTACATAGCTGATATTGTTAGTGATACTTCTCCTCAACTTGGAGGTGATTTAGATGTTCAATCAAGCAAAATAACCACAGCAACCAGTAATGGAAATGTAAAAATCGAACCAAATGGCACTGGAGTTGTTGAAATAAGAGGTGCTGGAGGTAATGATGGTAAGCTACAACTAAATTGTTCTTTTCAAAGTCATGGAATAAAGTTAGCTTCACCCGCCCATAGTGCAGGGCAATCTTACACATTAATTTTTCCAGATAATCAGATTGCTGCTGATAAATATTTAAAAATAAAAAGTATTTCTGGATCAGGTTCGACTGCAATAGGTCAAGCAGAATACGCTTCACTTGATGCAAATGATTTAGGAGAAGGAACCATACCTGATGCAAGGTTTCCATCTACATTACCAGCACTTAACGGATCAGCACTTACAGATTTAAACGGAAGTAATATTGCATCTGGAACGATTGCAGCAGCTAGAGTAGCAACTCTTAACCAAGATACAACTGGAAACGCTGCTACAGCTACAGCTTTAGAAACTGCCAGAACTATTGCAGGAGTTTCATTTGATGGTACAGCTAATATTTCTTTAAATAATAATGCAATTACTAATGGTGCTGGTTACATAACTGCAACCCTTACCGAAGAACAGGTTGAAGATTATGTGGGTGGCATGGTAACTGGTAACACTGAAACAGGTATTACAGTAACTTATCAAGATTCAGATGGAACTCTTGATTTTGTAGTTGCTAGTCAAACAGATGAAAATTTTACGACAACACTAAAAAATAAATTAGACGGAATTGAATCTGGAGCTACTGCTGATCAGACTAAATCAGACATAGATGCTCTTGGTATAGCAGCTTCCACAGCAGCTACACTAGCTACTGCACGAACCATAGCGGGTGTTTCCTTTGATGGTTCTGCCAACATATCTCTTAACAACAATGCTATTACAAATGGAGCAGGATATATAACTGCAACTCTAACCAATGAGGAAGTTCAAGATATTGTCGGAGGTATGCTTACAGGTAATACCGAGACAGGTATAACAGTAACGTACCAAGATGCCGATGGTACTATAGATTTTGTTGTTGGCACGTTAAATCAGGACACTACAGGAAATGCTGCAACTGCAACGGCTCTTGAAACTGCTCGAAATATTGGTGGGGTATCGTTTGATGGAACAGGGAACATAAATCTTCCTGGTGTAAACACTTCTGGAAACCAAGATACCTCTGGTACTGCTGCTATCGCAACAACTGTAACTGTAGCTGACGAATCTTCCGACACCACTTGTTTTCCTTTGTTTGCTACTGCTGCAACTGGTAATTTAGCTCCTAAGAGTGGGTCAAATTTAGCATTTAATTCATCAAATGGCACATTAACTGCAACTGCATTTTCTGGTGATGGATCTGCATTAACAGGCATATCGGCTGGAGCTACAGGTGGTGGATCTGATGAAATATTTTATGAAAATGGTCAGAATGTAACGACTGACTATACTATTACTAACGGCAAAAATGCTATGTCTGCTGGTCCTATCACTATAGATAGCGGTGTTACTGTTACTGTA